CATCGCTATACCCTTTAGGGTATAGCGATGAAGTCGCTTTTTCTTCGCAAAGAAAAAGCGGTCGGATACTCGCGCGCGTGCCTGCGTTGCGGAGTCGCAAAATCCGTAGGATTTTGCTCTCTTCAGCCCTGCGCGCTGTAAAACTCTGCGGAGTTTTACGAGCCGTAGCCCTGCGGACGCGCGTTAGGCGCGCGCGTACATGCGTATACATGTGCACGGGCGCGTCGCTAGGTGTGTTCGCTGGCGCGTCTAAGTAGCGCGCGTTATTTCCTTTTACGCGCGTGCGCGCGTATACACCTGCGCGCGTTAGTTGATTTCCGCGTGGCTACTCAAAAACTGGGCGCCGTTTACTGCGCGCTGTTTTTGGAGCGCGGTTCATTTATCCGCGTGCGCGGGCGCGTTGAGCGCGCGACAATGAAAAGCGAGCATAAACGCGGTTTTTTCTCCCCGAAGGGGAGAACCCTACCCGAAGCCCAAACACCGCTTAGCGTGTCGGAAAACCCCCTTTCAGGGGGTTTTAGCAGCCCTTGCCGACCGCTTCGGAGATTCCCCTTAGGGGAATCCAAAACCATGCCGTCGGCATTGGCAGCGCTTCGGATGGCTTCACAAAACCCTGTGCGACTTAGTCCCGCGCCGTTTTCAGGGTGCGGATTTCAATCTTCGCGCCTGCTTCGGTGCCTCTGCGCGCGACAAGGAAAAACACGCGTAAAACCTCGCGCGTTTGATCTCCGCGCGAAGGTTTAGCCTAGCCGCGTCGCTGGTAGTCTGTCAGGTGCGTAAAGAAGACTTTCACTAAAGTGAAAGTCTTCAGATCCGCCTGAGCACGGGTGTTCTTTTTTACGCGTGCAGGGGCGCGTGTATGCGCCCGCGACAATGAAAAGCGAGCCCGCTGCGCGGCAATGAAAAGCGCCCGCGCTACGCGGCAAGGAATATATATTCCTTGAGGCGCGTGCGTATATGTGCCTGCGGGCGCCTCAAGGATAGTTATCCTTGTGGCGCGTATACGCGCGTGTTTTATTCCCGAAGGGCATAAAAAACCCCCTGATCCCCGAAGGGATCAGGGGGCGGATCCCCGAAGGGGATTAGGCGCCGATCTTGACGCCGTAGCGGTCAGGCATCAGGTACAACGCCCACTGCTTGCCGCTCAGGGCGACGGCAAGGGCGCCGCGAATCTTGCCGCCGTCAACGAGTTCGGCGATTGAGGCGCCGTCTTGCCAGACTCCCTCAACGCCGCCCTTGTAGCCGATCCGTAGCGCCAACGATAGCGCCAACGAGTCGCCGTCATCGGCGACTTCAGACTCCGAAGGAGTCGCGAAGAAAACTGGCATCTTCGCCGTGCTGATCCTAGCCTGTCGCATGTTTGTGCTCCTTCCCCCTTCGGGGGACTTGTGCTCCGCCGTGGTCGGCGTTGCTTTTGCAAGCATCCCACGGCGGATTTGCGCTTGTCAACCCCCTTTAGGGGGTTGTTTTGCCTTCGCGCGGCGCGTGGAGACTGCGGGCGTTGCTCCCTGCGGTCTCCATGCCCCTGCAGGATTCATTGACGCGCGCATAGGCGTACATGCCCGCAGGTTTTCCTTGACGCGCGCCTAGGCGTACGCGCGGGCGTTTTTCCTTGACGCGCGCGCATGCCTACCCCTGCACGCGCAGAAATGAAAATCACGCGCCTGCGTGTAAAAACCACGCGCAGATCAATCCTGCGCGGTTTTCCTGCGCCTGCGGGTTTTCCTTCTACGCGTGCGCGTGCATGCCCGTGGGCGCGTCAATGAACCCCACGGGCGCATGTTTTCCTTGCCGCGCATAGGCGCATACCCGCACGCGTGCCAAGGAATCCCGTGCGGGCAACTTCCTTGCCGCGCGCCTAGGCGTAAAACCCCGCGCAGATCAACCGCGCAGGGTTTTCTACGCGTGCGCATGTACGCGTGTTATTTATCCATTTCCGCGCGCTGGGCGCCTATGCGCGTGTTTACTATTCTCCGCGCGCGCCTACGCCCATACGCGCGTCAAAGAACCCTGCGCGCGTGTTTTTCCTTGCCGCGCCTGCGGGGGTGTACGCGCCCGCGTCAATGAACCACGCCCGCCTGATTTCCTTTCCGCGCGTGCCTAGGCGCCTACGCCCGCGTCAAAGAATCCCTGCGCGCCTAGGCGTAAAAACCCTGCGCGACAACGGGCGCCGTTTTCCGTGCGCGGGTTATTTATCCTTGACCGCGCGCCTAGGCGCGTACCCGCACGCCCGCGTCAAGGAAACGCGCCCCTAGGCGCGCCCCCTAGGAAACCCTGCGCCCCCACGCGCGCGACAAGGAAAACGCGTACGCCCCCACGCGCGTCAATGAACCCCACGCCCGTGCGCGCCTCAAGGTAAACCCGCGCACCCCCCTGCGCGCGTCAAGGTAAACGCGTGCACCCCTGCGCCCGCGTCAAGGTAAACCCGCACGCGCTGCGCGCGCCTCAAGGTATTCCCGCGACCCCTGAAGCCTCCCACGCTCGCGCGGTTTGTATCCCTTCGGGATACCTTGGCGCACCCCTACGCGTGAAGTTTCCTGCGCGATTACCGCACGCGTAAAACTACCGTGCTCGCTCCACGCGCACCTGCCTTGCGCGCGCGTCAATGAATACCCGCGCGCTCCTGCACGCGTTGTAAGGGTCGGCGTAGGTAAGCCGTGATCCCTTCGTGCTCAGTTAGCCCCCCTTTGGGGGGCTCCAAACCGCCCCATTTATTAGTGCGCTGGTGACTAAACAAAATACATGTCGTTTCAAAAGTCGAGGGGATATTAATTATTTTTGTATTATTTTCGTATTTACGACCTAGGGTTATAATGCCCTCAGAAGCCCCTAGGAAGCCCTAGGAGAGGCGTTTATTGGCTTATAGTGTCTAAGTACCCCTAAGCCTATTAACCCTGCTAATACCTATAAGAGGATAAAGGTGGCAAGTAGGGATAAGGAGATAAAGGGTATAAGCGCTATACGCGTTATACATACTAATACCTATACTATGTTATATATATTATATATACTATACTGGTATAGGGGTATAGAGTGTATAAGGCATTATGCGTGATAATGGATTATTTTAGATCAGTCTCTTCGCCCGGCAGGATTTGGAGATATGAAGAAAAGCGTATATACTACCTATCCACTCAAAACCCCTATAGCAGAAAGGAACCAGCACAGATGCCTGTCTCACTTAACGCCCAGCGAACTAAGGTCTTCCTCGACCGTTATGCCAAGAAGGGTCCTGACGGGCAGCCCGTCGAGTCGACCCCTGAAGAGATGTGGGACCGTGTCGCCGCCGAGATCGGCGAAGACTCCCTTCAGTCCTCACGCTTCCGTGCCATCCTCGAGAACTTTAAGTTCGTCCCTGGTGGGCGTATCCTTGCTGGCGCTGGCGCTAACTCAGAAGTTACTTACTACAACTGCTATGTGATCCCTGTCGAGACGCGATCCCACCGAGAGGCGCGCAAGAACGATAAGGTAACAATCGAGAAGGGGCGCGATAGCCGCGAGGCGATCTTTGATACTATCGGCGTGATGGTGGACATTATGTCCCGTGGCGGCGGTGTCGGCATCAACTGGTCGGTCCTTCGTCCGAAGGGTGCATACCTGAAGCGCATCAATGGTACTTCGTCTGGTCCTATCGGCTGGATGGATGTGGCGTCGAAGGCGGTTGGTGAGGTGGAGCAGGGCGGTTCGCGCCGTGGCGCTGCCATGTTCATGATTGACGACTGGCACCCAAATGTCATCGACTTCATTGAGGCAAAGCGCGACCTGACTAAGATCACCAACGCCAATGTGTCGGTTGCGGTCTCTGACCACTTCATGGCGCAGGTCAAGTCTGACGGCAAGTGGGATCTCTGTTTCCCAGATACGGCTCACCCAGCCTATGATGAGGAGTGGGACGGCGATATTGCCAAGTGGCGTGCGAACGGCTATCCCGTCAAGGTCTATGCAACTGTCAAGGCGCGTGAGATCTGGCGCAAGATTGCTGAGGCAGCATGGGACAATGGCGAGCCGGGGATTGTCTTCCTTGACCGCTACAACAAGGAATCCACTGGCGCAGCGGTTGAGCGCATCATTTGCGTGAACCCGTGCGGCGAGCAGGGGCTTGGCGCCTACTCTGTCTGCAACCTTGGTGCCATGAACCTTGCGGCATATGTTCGCCATAGCGCTGAAGGTTCAGTCTTCGACTGGAATAACTTTTCGCAAGATATCGGCACAGCAGTAGAGTTCCTCGACAAGGTGGTCGACAAGAACTACTACTTCCTTCCAGACAATGAGGACATTCAGAAGAAACTGCGCCGAATCGGGCTTGGCGTCATGGGCTTGGCTGACGCCATGATTTCCCTTGGTATTCGCTATGGCTCATCTGAGGCTGTGACCTTTACGAGTCGCGTTTTTCAACTGATGAAGATTGAGGCGATTTCCAAGTCGGCAAAACTGGCTGGTCAACTGGGCGCTGCTCCAGCATGGAAGAACAATATGCTGCAGCGACTATACCTGAGCGAACTGCCATATGAGATCCATCGCGAGATTGTGGCGAACGGGCTGCGCAACATCTTCTTGCTCACGCAGGCTCCAACGGGAACGACTTCGATTCTCGCAGGCGTAAATAGCGGTATTGAGCCCTACTTTGCCTTCGAGTATACGCGAGTTGACCGCACGGGTACGCACAAGGTTTATGCGCCACCTGCAGAGAACTGGCGCGAGATCAATAGCGATAAGCCGTTCCCGCCATACTTTGTCACCTCGAACGATGTAACGGTTGAGGAGCACATTGCAGTGCAGGCTGCTGCTCAGAAGCACATTGACTCGTCAGTCAGCAAGACGATCAATGCGCCAAACAGCCACACCATTGAGGATGTTGAGAAGGCATATACGCTGGCATATGATTCTGGTCTCAAGGGCGTTGCATATTTCCGAGACGGTTGTGGACGAACGCAAGTTCTCTACAAGGAGGAGCCGAAGAAGCCTACGGAGGTTACGGCTCCAAAGTCTTGGACGCGCCCTGCGGTGCTTGATGGTAAGACAACGAAGGTCTCTACCAATGCAGGCACAGCGTACCTAACAGTGAACTCCGATGAGGGGCGACCTGTTGAGGTCTTCGTTGCAATCGGTAAGGCTGGTTCCGATGTGATGGAGTTGGGGGAGGCACTTGGGCGACTGGTCAGCCTTAGCCTGCAGCAGGGCGCGACCCTGAAGCAGGTGGGCAGCCAGTTGCTCGGTGTCGGAGGATTTGGCAAGTTCGCCAAGGCTATCCCACACGCGATTGGAGAGGCGCTCCTTGCGTCGTCGGAAGACGGGGCAACGGTTGAGGCTGTCGACGCTGCGCCAGAGCCAGCCAAGCAGGTCAGTGCTGACTTGTGCACAGAGTGCGGAAATACTTCACTTGTTCGCGAAGAGGGGTGCATGAAGTGCCTCTCGTGCGGATGGAGCGCCTGCTAATGGCAGCGAGAGCGTTGTATTTCTCCGCCACTTGGTGCAGCCCATGTAAGGTCTTCGGTCCAGTATTGACCAAGGTTGCAGAGGAGACAGGAGTCACTCTCGTCAAGGTGGATGTAGATCAACAGGGACCACTTGCTGAAGAGTATGGCATTCGGTCGGTTCCGACCGTTGTCATGCTTGACGCTGGTGGAAAAGAGATTGGAAGGATCGTTGGCGCGCGTAACGATCCAGCCTTTATCAAAGACGCGCTAACAAAGGAGTAACATGCCGTACGATAAGAACAGCGACCTGCCTCAGGCAGTTCGAGACAACTACAAGGAACGCTGCCAGACAGTGTTCCGCGAAGCGTTTAATGCCGATTACAAGCGCAACAAAAACGAGAGCCGTGCTTTTGCTGTTGCCAATGTCGCAGCAAAGAACTGCGAGCAGTATACCGATGGCAATCCTGCCAATGGTGAGACGAAGAACCCAGACCCAAATAAGTGAGGTTTTGATGGACGAGATCCGCATGAACTTTGACGATCCGCGCGTATGGGCACGATGTGATTCGTGCTGCAAAAAGGTGGACGACAAGGGGCAAAGCCAATATTTTGGCAAGGCATACTCTGATCGAAAGTGGAAGAAGGGACCCGCCTGCGATAACTGCGGTGGTCCAATGACTGAACTCTATCGATTGCGCGGTGACCGTGCGTCCTGAGGCGTATCTGCTAGCGACAACTCAACCAACTGACCCTCGGTTTCCCGAGGCTATTGATTTGATTGAGTACGCTGGTCGCGTTGACTATGGTGAAAAGTCCCTCGCCAAGTTGGGCGACCGAGACATTATCCGAAGATGGATTGATTCTGGTCACCAAAGCATGATTGAAATGGTCAGTGCAACTTTTGTTATTTCATGCTCTCGCGTTGTGAGCCATGAACTTATTCGACATAGACTTGCTTCTTTCCAGCAGGAGAGCCAGCGCTATGTTCGATATGACGAAGAGACACCAGAAGATCTTTTCATGGTACCAGAAGAGATTGCTGAAAACCAAGAGGCAATGGACATCTATTCTGATGCCATGTTTGACTCGCTAAAGGCATATAAGAAACTCAAGACCCTAGGATTGAAGTCTCAGATCGCCCGGTATGTGTTGCCAAATGCAACGCGCACTCGGGTGGTCATGAGTGCTAACTTGAGAGAATGGCGACACATTTTGCTACTTCGTATGCACTCCTCAGCCCAGCCAGAGATGCAGGATGTTGCAAGGCAGATTTATGGTGTTCTTGTTGACCTCTACCCAGAGGTCTTTGGGGATATCCTATCTAAGATAGAGGCTGGGCGAGAAGATAGGTGATCAATGGACACATCACACTTGGATTTGCCATTTAGAGTAAAGCCAGCAAGACCAATGACGCAGGACGACCTTCCCGAGTGGGAACCAGCCCTTGCAATGCTCGCAAAAATCTCGCGAGAAATGTCAATCAAGGTCAAGGCTGTAAGGCTTCATAACCATAAGAATAGTCCTAAGCACGATCATAGTCTTGCTTGGGCAGATCTCGACTCTAGAGAGATTTCGCTCTGCGACAACAGCGTAGAGACTGCTATTCATGAAATCGCGCACCTATGGTCTCAGGAAGACCATAATAAAAAGTGGGCACGATGCATGCTGGTCCTATACAGAAAGTATGTGCCAGATCAAATGGTAGAGTATACTAAGACCCTAATCAAAGACTACCCAGACTCGGCTAGGGTTGTCAGGAATATGAAGAGATCCGAGCAGAGGAGGATTGCCCGTGGCAGTAGAACTGATTGACGATGTAGTCTATGCAGAAGGATGGGATCATTGCCTTATTGGTCACGGTCTGACATTCACAAGCAAGGGTATTCAGCAGGTTGCAATCTACGATCGCGACCTTATGTCTTCACATCTTTGCAAAGAGTTTACTGATTCCTGCATTGAAAGTGGCGATCATGACCTTGACGAATGTGATCACTGGCTAGAGGCTGATGAGTTCATCTCCTTTAATATTGAGGGAGCATATCTTCAGGAAGGGATGCCTGTCTATGCCAGCATTCACCAAGAATATGCCCCTTATGCTGGGACTGACTAATGTCTAACGATCTATACCCAGAAGGATATTACGAGCGTGCCGAAGGATCAAACTATACTAACTATGGCGATGACTCGCGATGGGCTGGTATTGTGGAGATTATTGATACCTATCATGGAAAAGGATTAGATATCATTGAGTTTGGCGCTGCAAAAGGATGGTTTGTTCACCATGCCAGAGCCGCAGGAAACGATGTTACTGGATATGATATTAGCAAATATGCCACATCGAATCCTGCCCCTCGTGCTGTGGGATACCTTTATGAGCATGACGCTACTGAACCGCTTCCGGCGCATGTTTCTGGAAAGGATATCGTTTGTGCTTGGGAGTTCTTTGAGCATATTGAGGACCATCTAATCGACCAGACGATTCAAAACTTTATCAAACTTCTCAAGCCGGGTGGGGAACTTTGGCTCAAGATTGGGGTCTCAGACGCTCCTTTTGGGGAACATACCCACGATGCTGACTCTACTCACTTTACTATGCAGCCACGGGCTTGGTGGCGCTGGCGGTTTGATCAGGCTGGGCTTGCTCGCCAACCAGAGCCTGAGGCTGCTCTAGACGCTATGTTTAGGGATTGCGACTGGTTTGGCAGATTCTTTGTTTATAAAAAGATCTAAACATATGTCACAAAATGCCTTTCAACCCACCTATATAAGTAGAGGCGCTTTCGCCCTATATTCCTATTAGCACTAATCTAAAGGTACGAAGATGCCAACATACGCCTATTATTGCGATGTGTGCGACAGCACATTCGAGGATCGCAAGCCAATGTGCAATAGCGATGACCCAGCACTTTGCCCTGAATGTGGCAAGGTATGCGATCGACTTTACCGATTCTCCAACGCAGTCCCCGCTGTGATTTACCACGGCAGCGGCTGGGCGCGAAAGGGTTCAAATGACTGAGCAGAACGCAGGAGCCCGCTCGACCGAAGGGTCGCGCGAGGGCGCCGTATCACGGGGAAAACGCGGAAGACCGCAGGGTTCGTCTAATAAGCCTAAGAGCCTTGTGCCCAAAGAACTGGCAAATGAAATGTTGCTGGCTATGAAGGATCAACTTCCTCCCGAGCATTTTGAGTATATGCGGGGTGTGATCCTCCAAGGCAAGACCATCTCTACCAAGTCAGAGTTGGACACACTTGTCCTGCTTCTTTCGAGAAACCTCTATCCTGCGCTCGTAGGAGAGATGAAGCAAGACGACCCACTGGAAGAGCCGAAGTTCCGAAAAGATGTTACGGAACGGCTAAAGGTTCTGAACAGCCTCTTGGGGCTAAGGAACCAGATTGACAAGCGAGATGATAATGTCGACGATGGCTCAGAGCCGCTCCTCAGGATCTACGCAAACCGGGGTATCGACCCAGACAGGCTCCGTGTCCTCATCGGATACAGCGAGCAGCCTCGAGTCATCGAAGGCAATGCCTACGATTCAGGATCTGAAGATCCTGTTGGCTCAGAGCCCAGCACTATTTCTGGAGACGCTGACTGAACTGAACGGTGGTCCACTAAAGTTGGAACCGTATCAGATCAGGTTTTTAAATGATCACTCCAACTTCCGTATTGTCAATAAGTCACGGCAGATTGGATTCTCTACTGTTATTTCGGGCGAAGGGTTTGCTAAGGCGATCATGAACCCGGGATACCGAGCAAACTATGTTTCAGTCAACCAGACCGAGGCGTCTGATAAGATTGAGATTGCTCGTAATCTTTATCATTCCATTAGCGACGATTTTGGCGGGGAAGCGGGAATCAAGCCCGTGCTCTGGAACGACTCCGAACAGGAACTCTCGTTCCATCGCCCGCCAAATGTTGCGACCATGGTAAGCCAGCCAGCCTCTTCCGCCATTCGTGGTGGTCGAAAAGATATCTACTTTGACGAGTTTGCGCATATCCGCGACGCCAAGAAGTTGTATCAGGCAGCGATCCCTGCTATTACTCGCGGCGACTCGCGGCTAACCATTGTTTCTACACCGCTTGGTCAAAGCGGTCTTTTCTACGATATCGCAAGCAACTCAGATGCGTATCCTGAGTATTCTCGCCACTCTGTTCCGTGGTGGGAGTGCCAAGCAATGGTCAAGGATGGATTCATTGAGGAAGCCATCGCCAGCGCTGCGGATATGGGCACCGCCGAACGAGTACAAAAGTTCGGTACGCCAAAGTTGCTCACCATTCTACGCTCCTTCGGAGGGGACCTCCAGTCGTTCGCCACGGAATACGAGGCGACATTCGTAGACGAAACAAGTGCCTACTATCCGTGGGAACTTATTGTCAATGCGGTAGATGACACGCACTCAATGTGGCGTGAACTCCCACCGGGCTGGGAGCCACAGGGATCAGTTGCTATCGGCGTCGACCTAGCAAAAGAACGAGACGAGTCTGTATTTACAGTCGTTGAGTTTATTGAGGCTGAGGATGGCGAGCGAACTGCGCATGTTCGACTGGTGAAATCGTCTCAGGATACATACGATTCACAGTTGTCATATCTTTTGAAACTAATCAAGCAGTCTAAAGCCACAAGGGTCTCTATCGACCAAACTGGCGTTGGTGCAATGTTCGTCGAAAGCGCAAAGTCGCAAGTTGGCTCCTCAATGATTGAGGGTGTAGTATTCACCAATGCGATCAAAGAGCGCTGGGCAACGAAGTTCAAGGGAGAACTTCAGGGGGTACCGACCGTCCGATACCCCCGCCATAGCGATCTGATGCGTCAGATCCATGGGATCCGCCGCACAAAGTCAGAGGCTGGATTCTACAAGTTCTCCGGCGGTTCAGGGGCAAAGCGAGACGACTACTTCTGGTCTCTTTGCCTAGCGCTTTACGGGCATGGTCGGAATGCCGCGAGAATGTCTTTCCTATGACACCTAAAAAGATTCTTTGCCCAGCATGCGGATGCCTCTTCGGAATCGAAGTAAATGGCGTCTTGAATATGAAATATCGCGATGTCTACCGACAGGTCCGTGGTGGCTCTGTCGAAGGTCCGTGCAGAAAGTGCGGCGAGATGGTCAAGTACCCTCTCGAGATGACGATCGAAAAGAATGTTGAAAGGGACAATAATGGCGTCTCGTAAGAAGGTCACAGAGCCACAGGTAAAGAAGTCAGATGTCTCAGTACCAGCACCCGGCGTAGCAACTCGATTTGCCCTACTTGGCAATCGAACGGATACGACTCTTGTTACTAACGCTCGTCGCGGGCTGCTTGATATTTACTATCGAATGTATAGCACGCACCCAGTCGTTCGTGCTGCGACCGAAAAGATTGCAAAGGTTGCCACCGCCAACGGATTCTTGTTCAAGTCACTTGATCCAGAGAATCCAACCAGTCCTGACAAGATCAAGGAACTGCAGCGACTATTCCGCGAAAGCGATGGTCTTCAGTTGCTTCGACTGACATATAAGGATCTTGTAATCTACGGTCAGGCATTCTGGCTTGTTCGCAAGACAAAGTCTGGCAAGCCTATTGAGTCGCTTCGTCTGAATCCAAAGTATATTGAAAAAGTTGTCAAGGATGGCGTTCTTGTCTCCTATAAGTACGGAGCCAATGGCGAGCCGGGAACGATTACCTATGCTATCGAGGATATCTGCGATTTCAAGTTGGATGACCCTGAGAGCGATATCTACGGTTTAAGTCTTCTTCATTCGCTTCAGACAACGGTCGCAAGCGATCTATATGCTCAGGCATATAATGGCTCCTTCTTCGAGAATAGCGCTCAGACGGGCATCATCTTCAACATGAAGAATGCCAGCGTTGATGAGATTTTCAGAAACCGTGAGTGGCTTGAGGCTAACTATGTCGGGTCTGCTAATGCTCACCGACCTCTTCTTCTTGAAGGTGACATTACGGTTTCCAAGGCTGTCTCTACGCCTCAGGAAATGCAGTTTGTCGAAGGTCGCAAGTTTAACCGAGACGAGATCCTTTCTGTTCTTGATATTCCACCTGATAAGGTTGGGTTCCTAGAGAACTCTAACCGATCAACCAGCAAGGAATCGGATAACTCATTCCGTCAGGAAACTATCCTTCCGCTTCAGAGCATCGTTGAGGAAGAGATCAATAATAAGTTGATTCTTCGTATGCTTGGCTGGGACGATGTCGTATTCGCTCATCGTGAGATTAGCCGACGCGACCAGATGGAAAATACTAAGTTCTTGACTGAACTTCAGAAGATGGGTGTTCTCAATGCTGACGACATTCGATCTGATCTTGGTCTTGGGCATGTCGAAGGTGGAGACATTCACTTCGTTCAGACTGCGGCGGGAATGATTCCGCTCAAGTTGATTGAAGCGCTTGGTCAAAAGATTGTCGACGGGAATGCTTCGGCTTCTTCGTTGATTACTGGTTTGGGGACAAAGCAAAATGGCTGAATCTGATCTCGTTTCCGCAGCCGATTGGCTTGTTACCAACATGAATGATGGTTTGAACTGGTATGCGCAGGGCAAGGCTGGTAGTGGGCTAAAGCCTAAGACTGTTGCTGAAGCGAAGCGCATTGTTCAGTCCAAGAAAATCAGCCGAGAGAAGGCAAAGCGTATGGCAGCATGGTTTGCTCGCCATGAGCCTGACATGAGTGCTCCTGCTGCAAAGCGTGGGCATCCTGACTATCCATCTCCCGGAGTTGTTGCTGCAGCCCTTTGGGGCGGTGGCTCAAAGACAGATAATGCCCGTGCTCGAGCGTGGGCTGAGCGTGTCGCCAGCGGCTCAACCAAGAAAGATCTTGGTGAGGGCGTAATGCTGAACGAGCGCCAGAAAGCGATGTATGCTGCTTACGAGCAGATTGCATCGGAGTTCGGTAAGTTTGACCAAACAGAGGGGGCTAACGGTGCTCACTATGCGCCGCCTGATAAGAACCCCTTCAAGGATGCCGGACTGATGTGCAAGAACTGTGTCTTTTGGGATGCAGAAAACGGCGGTCAGTGCGAGATCGTTGCTGGGGAAATCCCCGGAGAGGCGGTTTGTAAGTTGTGGATTATTAGCGAATCTGATCTCGCAAAGAGCGAGTCAGTGCAGAAGGCTGCGACCCCTGAACTTGTTGATGGGCTCAAGGCACTCCTGTCCGATACCGTTACCGTATATTTTACCGCTCATGGCTATCATTGGAACGCAAAGGGCGATCTGTTCTCGCAGTATCATGAACTGTTCGGCGAGATCTATAGCGACCTTTACGAGTCTGTTGATCCTATTGCCGAGAGCCTATTGAAGTTGTCTGTTGACGCTCCATTCCGTCTTGGAGACTTTGTTGCCCTTCGATCTATTGGTGATGCCGGGCTTGTTTCCGCAGATGAGACTGGCGTTCAGGATGACCCTGACCTTATGACTGAGGACCTCCTCAATCGATTGAATGTTCTCCTCGCTGAGACCACCCGCATGTTTAATGTTGCAAGCGCTGCTAATGAGCAGGGCATTGCAAACTTCCTTGCTGGTCGAGCAGAAATGCTTCAGAAGTGGACTTGGCAACTTCGCGCCTCTGGCGTAGAGGTTGTTGAAGAGGCAGAGAATCCCAATGTCAATACCCCTGAGGAAGATGCCATGAAGAGCATTGCCAAGAGCGTTAATGCTCCTTGGAAGATTACCTTCCCTATCTCTAAGGCTGAGCAGCGCGCTGACGGATTCTACATCCTTGGCGAGGCTTCTGGTCCAGAGATTGATGCAACTGATGAGCGTATGGCTCCTGATGCTATTCAGCGATTCGCTGAGCAGATCAGCCAGAATGCATTGACCAATCCTCTTCCGTATCGCGATGCGCATGCTCAAGATGGCGTTCTTCGTGATCTTGGCTCGATCGTCCGCGCATGGATTACCGATAAGATGCACCTCGGTGTCGAGGTCAAACTTGATGAGGCGAATCCTGCAGCAATGTATTTGTTCGCTCAACTCCAGAAGGGCAAGCAGTTTGGCATGTCCGTTGCTGGAGCGGTCCGATCGTATAAGGATGAGTTCCTGCCAGATCTTGGCAAGAACATTCGTACCTATTACGATGTGACCTTGAACGAGATTAGCAACACCACTCGACCTGCGTGGACCCCTTCCTTCGGAACGGTTCTACACAAGGCGATCGACGATGTTCCAGCCGAAGAGGTTGAGACCGTTGTTGCTCCTGAGGTAGAGGTTGTCGCTCCTGAGGCTGAGGCTGTTGTCGCCGAGCCTGAGGCTCCTGTTATTGAAGCATCTGAGCCAACGGAGGCACCTCTTGAGGAGGCTGTCGTTTCTGAGGGCGAAGTTGAAAAGGATAGCAATCCAGAGCATGAAACTCCCTGCGAATGCGGTGAGTGCGGTGCCGAGGTAGTTGTCCCAGAAGTTGAGGTTGAGGCTGAGGTAGAGAAGGTTGGGCGCAAGATTAGCGCCGAGACCGCCTCTCGTCTCCTTGCCCTCCACGAAGAAATGACCGCTGCGCTAAAGGAGTTTGGTCTCCTTAGCGAAGAGGTTGAAGATGAAACTGCGAAGTCGGTCTCTAACGCCGATGAGTCCAACCTTGAGGAAGTCGCCATCGAACCTGAGAAGGAAACCGTTGTCGACGAAACTGAGGAACTCAAGCGTGCTCTTGCTGAGGCATCCGCTCGCATTGTGGAACTGGAAAATAGCCCTGCCGTTTCAGCCCCGCCTCTCATTGAGCGTGGTGAGACGACTCAGGACGATGTGATGGCAAATCTTGCCAGCATTTCGCCTTCTGAGCGTCTGCGACTGGGTCTTGCTCTTGCTCACCGCAAGTAGCGATAAAAGAAGGAAATAACCCAAATGGATGTCACTAGCGTTCGCAAGGCGCTCGACATTGCCGCTGGTTCTAGCGCTTATCTGATCCCTCTGGTGATCGATGAGGCTATCCGCGACTATGTGTCGAAGGAGCCTGTTCTTTATAACGCCGTCACCAAGATGCCTTGGGCGACGAACACCTATTTCGTTCGCAAGCGTACGGCTAACCCAACCGCTTCGTGGGCGACCGACGGCGGCTCGCTTCCGTCGGCAACGAACACGACGCATGTCCGCGTTGCTGTTCCTGTTGCTTACCTGTACACCCGTGGTGAGGTGACTGGTCCCCTTCAGCGCGCCGCTGGCTCGCTTATCGATGCGCTCGCGCTCGAGATCGAGGCTCACAGCCGCGTTCTTGCCGAGAAGTTGTCAACCGACCTCGCCACTGGCGACGGCACGGGCAACGGCATCAAGGGTATCTACCAGCAGATTGCTGATGCGGACGGCGCCAATGCCGCTTCGACGGTTACGACGAGCGGTGCACTCACCCTCGCCGCGATCGATTCAGCGATCGACGCTTCCCTTGGTCAGGTTGACCTCATCGTGGCTGGTCGCGCTGTCAAGCGCAAGATCAACTCGCTCCTTGTTGCGCAGCAGCGCTTCATGGATCAGACTGAGATTGCCGCTGGCTTCCGCGTCATGACCTATGATGGTATTCCGATCGTTACGGATCTGCATGACGAGAAGTCGGACAAGATTGCCTTCGTCCGCCGCTCGGATGCGAAACTCCTTGTTCACCAGGACTTCACCTATGAGGAACTGGCAAAGACCAAGGATTCCACGGACTTCATGATCAAGGGCTACTTCGGGTTCGCGCTCGAGGGTCGTCCAACGGTCCTGACTGGCTTCACCGCCGTCTCGTGATTTGGTCAAACCTAACCTAGCGTGCTAGGATAGGTTGTTGCTACGGGCTGGGGGCTTCGGCTCCCAGCCCAGCGCAGCGAAAGGAGCCACCTGATGGCAAAGTTAAAGCACATGTTGTACAAGGTAGATCTAGCACTTTACTTCTACGATGGGGAAGTTCCCGTAGTAGATGGAGTTGCTGAGATCCCAGACGATCGACCAGAGTGGTGCCTAAATGCATACCATAAGGGCTATCGTCTAGACGCAGAGACCGGGGCTGAAGTTGATCCAAATGTTTGGATCGAGGCTTTAGATCCTCAGAGTGCCAAGAGCGCAGGAGTCAAGAGTGAAAGTACTGATTCTGGGCGACAGCCCATTATCGAAGACGGGGTTCGGTCGAGTGCACAGGATGGCGATGGAAGCCTTTCTGAGCAAGGGCTGGGAAGTGGCAACGGTGACGGGGCTGCAGACAGCGCCAGTGAAGACCGACCTGCCCGTAAAGCAGTACGCACCAAAAAGTAACGACCCAATCGGTCTGGCAACAATACCAGAAGCGATTGAGGATTTCAAGCCTGATCGCATCTTCTCGGCTGGAGAGCCGGGATCTCTATCTGCTCTCTCGATGGTTATTCCAGCACGCATTCCGTTTACGGCATATTGCGTGATTGAGGGCGAGCCGATTGCACTTCAAGAGTGGCGGTCACTCCTATCAACGATTCAGTTCATTACCTGCAGCGAGTACGGGGCAAAGGTAGTTCGTCAGTCGCTTAACAAAGAAGTTGACTGGGCTTACCATGGAGTGGATACTGATGTATTCCGCCCAGACGATACGCGCAGGGATGAAGTGAGAAAGAACCTTGGCTGGAGCGACAAGTTTGTTGTAATCACTGTTGCTGCCAATGTTCGACGCAAGCAGCACCCACGCCTTTTTGAGGCTATGGGAATCTTGCGAGATGTCTACAAGCAAAAAGATATTCTACTTTACGACCACACCGTTCCGTTCCAGAGGTTCTGGCTTGAGGGCTGGCACCTTCCGCAGGTTGCTCGATCTCTTGGCGTTGAGGATATGATTATGTTCAACCCTGAGATGGAGAACTTCGGAGACGGAATCCCAGAGCGAAGCGATGGCGATAAGCCAACGCTTCCAGATCTCTACAGGGCTGCAGACCTATTCGTACTGCCAAGTCAGGTAGAAGGATTTGGGCTGCCAATCGCCGAGGCGATGGCATGCGGCACACCCGTTGCAGTGACTAAGTATGCTGCTGGATGGGAAGTTGCTCGCGGCGCTGAGGGTGCTGGCATTCCAGTCGCTGACTGGGAGATTCACAAGAGCGGAACGCGATATGCAAATGTTTCTCCGCTCGATATTGCGAAGACGATTATTTCGCTTAAGCGAGACCCTAAGCGTCTCAAGCGCATGCGAGAAGCAGGCTTGAAGCGCGCAGCAGAGTTGAACTGGAGCGACTTTCAGGAGAAGATTTGTGACGCTATTGAGGACGCCAAACCGTACGCTCCGTAGCCGACTAAAGCGTGGATTCGCTCCAGTTGGTGGCGTAGTCAAGCGCCTTACTCGATCGCAAAAGCGGTTTCAGATCAAGGGACGCAAGCGACTAAAGCGCAAGTATGGTAGCATTGCGAAACTTCTTATTCGTATTAAAACAAGCCGAGCAAAAATCGGGCTCAAGGCTAAGACGGCACGCTCACTGGGCGGTCGTCGTGGTCTCCTGATTGTGAAGGGACGAAAGAGGACAAAGCCTAGAACATGAGTAATCTTATTACGCTTGACTATTTCAAGAGCCTTCCACTTGGCATCAAGACTTCTACGCTTGAGAAGTTGAGCGACACTGCGCTCAATAACTTTATTGCAACTGCCTCTGAGCAGGTTCGAAAGTATTGCGATCGCCAGTTTGATGTTACTACCATTACAAATGAGCCGCATTACACGAAGACCATGCGACGATTAGTCCTTGAGCAATATCCAGTTATCTCACTAACAAGCATTAGTTGGACTGATGATACTGGTCAGACTGGAACGCATGATCCATCAGACTTTCGTATCCTTCCCGGCGGTATCATTGAGTGGAAGTTGACGCGATTCCCTGCTCCATTCCTTCAGGGTCGTATCTACTACATCACCTACAGCGCTGGAT